ATTAGCTCAAAATTTAACAGGTGTAACCATGGAACAAGTAGAGGCCTATAAAAGAAGTTTGTCAGCACCGTGGGATTCAAGAGCTGCCATTATACCAATTAACAAATGGAAAGATGGCGTAGGTAAAGCAATTAACTTTTCATATTTCAGTCCGTATGATGTTGTGAAACAACCTTTTAGTGCTGCATTAAAAACATTAGAAGAAGGTAAAGTAAAACAACAAAATGCTGGTAACATAGCATGGAATTTAATGATAGGAAAAGATGGACCTATAGCAAAACTTGTAGAACCATTTATATCAGAGGCAATCTTTTTTGAAAAAGTTCTTGATACATTACCAGCAGGAGTTGGATTCGGTGGCAGAGGTGGTGTAACTAAAACAGGATCAAGAGTATACTCAATCACGGACGACGGACCAGAAGCTTTTATGAAAAGTTTTGCACACATCGTAGAAGGTGTTCAACCGACTGCAATTACAACTGCAGGAAAATTGGTTCAAGGATTAGAACAAGATATTAAACGTGGTGGTAAACCGGTAACTTTACAAGATGAGTTACTAGCGTTATTTTCAGGTATTAGAATAATAAATATAGATGCTCCAAAATCAATGCAGTTTAAGGTTACAGATTACAACAAAAAATTTAGATCTGTTACACAAACAGAAAAATTATTTAGTTTAGAAGATTATCAAAACAGAGGACCACTTGTATTGGCCGATGAGTTTAGACAAATTCAAGATGAAACGTTAAAAGTCAACAGAAATTTTCACATGATTTTACAAGATGCATTAGCCATGGGAGTTCCTAAAAAAGAGCTGTTAAAAATATTAAGAAAAAGAAGAATACCTTATTCTAAAGCTAAAAAATTATTGGATGGTAAAAACATTCCTTATACGGGTTATGAGGAACGTATGAAAAATAGAGTAAAAGAAGCAGAAAAAGAAGCGACAAGAAGAGGTGAAGGTGAAACAATAAATAAAGAATATTTTTATCCTAAAAGACTATTTAGAAATATATTTAATGAGTATAAAAATAAAAGTATTAAAATAGAACAACCGAGTGAGTCTGAATTAGATGAGTTAAGAAACTATTTACAAGAACAAGAAACTGATAATTTAAGTTCAGTTCCACAACAAGAAACAACACAAACAGCTGCAATACAAACACCACCATTGCCACAAACACCGCAACCAGTGGTACAAACAGCACAGAATATTAACCCAACAACAGGCTTGACACGAAGTGAAACAGCTTTATTATCGCCTGAAGAACAAGTTATTGCTAGTAGGAGAACATAATGGCACGTAAGTCAGCCTTACAAAAAATTGAAGATCATGAAAAGCTTTGCAGAATTATGCAAAAGCAGACTTTTGATCAAATTAAAGAAGTTAAGGATAGAATTACAAGAATAGAGAGGATGATCATTGGCGGTGGAGGAGCTATTATATTAGCACTCGTACTCAATATGATGCAATAATGAACTTATCACGAAATTTTACACTTCAAGAACTCATTAAATCGGATACTGCGATTCGTTTAAATATTGATAACAATCCAAATGGTGATCAGATTGATAAGTTAAAACAACTGTGTGAAAACGTATTACAGCCGGTACGTGATCAATTTGGTAGAGTAAAGGTGACTAGCGGATTTAGAAGTCCAGAACTTTGTAGAGCAATAGGTAGTTCAGAAAATTCGCAGCATGCCAAAGCTGAGGCCGCAGACTTCGAAGTAATTGGTGTAGACAACGCTGAACTAGCAGATTGGATACATAAATGTTTAGAGACAGATCAATTGATTTTAGAATTTTACACTCCAGGTGAACCTAACTCTGGATGGATTCATGCAAGTTGGATACCATATCAACCACGAAGACAATTTTTGCACGCGTATAGAGAAGATAAAAAAGTTAAATACAAACCTATTATTGGTAAAGCAGTAGATCTAGTTTAGATCCATTCTTTTAATTCTTCACCCAAAACTTCAGATGCAATATTTATTTTTTTACGTAAAGCTTCTACTATCTTTTCATCGATTGTATCTTCTGCAATCAAATCAATATAGGTCACAGTTTTCTTTTGTCCTATTCTGTGCGCTCTGTCCTCTGATTGTAATCTTTTTTCAAGATCATAACCATTAGAATAATAAACAACTGTATTTGCTTGAGTAAGTGTGATACCATATCCGCCGGTTTGCGGTGTACCAACCAAGAACCTACAATTAGGATCATTTTGAAACTTACGAATATTATCTTGTCTATCTTCTTGAGGTGTGAGTCCATAATAGTCAACCACGGATCCTGGACCATATATTAAATTTTGATCTTCATCTTTTTTAGTTTCAATTGTATTTATTATTTTTTGTATATCGTTTTGATAATTAGCCCATATAATAGCTTTACCTTCTGTTTCAGAAAGCACATTCATTAATTCTTTTATACGATTACTTTTTACTTCTTGAACAGAAGAATCATCAGCCGTAAAATGACCACAAGTAATTTGATGTAATCTCATAAGCTGTGTCAACACAGTCATGGTAGTTGTAACTTTACCATTGAGTACAGCCATTGCTGCTTTCTTCATTTGCTCATAAACTTGTTTTTGTTCTGATGTCAGCGCTACATGACGTTTAATAAATACTTTAGGGGGTAAATCTAAACAATCTTCTTTTAATACTCTATATGAAAATTGTTTTACAGTATCAGATAACTCTCCTAAATTTTGAAACTTATCTACTACCTGAATAGATCTACCACGTAGATACATAGTTTTCATTTCTGCATAACGATTACGAAAAGCGTAGTACGAACTAAAGTCCAATAACCACGGATCAAGGAACTCGCACTGCGTATATAAATCAAGAGGATTTTTTGTAATCGGAGAACCTGTCATGATTCTTTTGTACTTAGCGTGCTTACCAATATCAATAATATTTTTAGTTCTTCTTGCAGTTGGTGTTTTGATAGTTGTAGATTCATCTATAGCCATCATAGCTTTGTGTGAGTTAATAAATTTAGATGCAAACTTTACACCTTTTTCTGTAGACAAAGCTTCAACATTCATAATTAAAATATGAATAGCAGTTTCTATTTCAAATAAACTTTCTAGTTTTTCTTGTTGACCTTTTGTAATATTTGCTTGCCACAATACCGTCACATTTTCTATGTGGTTTGGTAAGTGTGTTGGTAGTTCTTGTTCGTACCAAGTTTTAACAACACCTTTAGGTGCAATAATTAATGCACCATCTATTTTACCTTTGTCGTACAACATCGCAATGTTGTCGATTAATACTTTTGTTTTACCTGTACCCATTTCCATAAAGTACGCAAAATTTTCTTTGTTCCATGACTTTTCCAAAGCAGTTAATTGATGCTTGTATGGCTTAGTCTTAAATTTATATTTCATAATATTTTCTTCTTTCTGTATTGACTTCTATATAAATGTGTTTATATAATTTGTCAATGTCAGAAAGTAATAAAAAACCAATCGTATATGTATTGCAAGAAATTGCAGGTACAAGATTTAACAATCCTAAAATAAACATTACAGGTGCGTTAGAGTATGGTGAATTTAAATTTTTGTTACCAGAATTATCACAACTTATGTGGTCACCTGGTCCTTTAATTTTTGAATTACGAAAACTTTTAAAAAATTATACACCTAATGATTATTTATTATTAGTTGGTGATCCTGCAATCATTGGCGTTGCGTGTTCTATTGTTTCTGATATGACTAACGGAAAATTCAAGTTCATCAAATGGGATAAACAAGAAAGAAGATATTATCCTATAGAAATTAATTTATACGAGAAAGGAAATAAAGATGAGTAATACAATAACTTTTTATAAACAAAAATCTAAATCAGATTTTGAAAAAAACCTAGAAAAATTAGGTGGGTTTAATAGTGAAAGAGCACTTAAAATAGGTATTAGAAAACTAAATAACCATATTAACATACTAAGAGTTGAAAAGAAAGTTTTTAAATTTATTAAAAAAAAAATAAATATTTTTAAAAACATGCATTCTTTAAAATGCACATCTTGTAGTAATGTTTCTGAAAAAATGGCTTTTGAATATTTAGAAGATTTTATAAATGAATATAAAAAAGCTAACAAAAAAGAATTAAATGAATCTTTGGAAAAAAAAATTAATTTCAAACATAACATAAATACTTTTAATAACGAGGTAGAGTATGACAATTGATTTTGAGAAAGACCAACAAGATGCAATGAAGAAAACTGAAAACATTCAGTCTCTTGCAGATCAAGTAGAGTTACTAGAAAACCTACATGATAAAATAGAAAACAACGAAAAAACTTTAAAAGATTTAAAAAAAGAATATCAACGTATATCAGGAGAAGTGATACCTACAATGATGAGTGAGATGGGTCTTGCAGAATTAAAACTACAAGATGGATCGCATTTAAAAGTTTCAACGTCGTATCGTGCTACTATTACAGAAGCAAATAAAGAAGCGGCGTATAACTGGCTTCGTAACAATGGACTAGGTGATATAATTAAGAACGAGATCTCAGTATCATTTGGTCGTAACGAAGATAACAAGGCAGCAACTTATGCTGAACTTGCGAAGGGTCAAGGGTTTCAACCGACACAAAAGATGAAGGTTGAACCCATGACTCTGAAAGCGCTAGTCCGTGAGCGTATTGAGGCAGGTAAAGAAATGCCAACGGAAATCTTCGGGATATTCTCGGAGAATAAAACAACTATAAAAAGGAACAAGTAACATGAACAATGTAGCAACAAAAAAAGAAGGAGCGTTAGCTGTAAATTTATTTGAAGCTGATGCAAATCAAGGTGCTCAAAATATTGCGCAAGAAGATCTTGCGTTACCCTTCTTAAAAATTTTGGGTCAACTATCTCCAGAGGTAAACAAAAGAGATGGTAAATATGTCGAGGGTGCAGAACCTGGCAAAATCATAAACACTGTTACAAATGCATTGTATGACGAAATCGATGTCATACCTTGTCACTACAAAAGACAGTACATTGAATGGGCTGATAGAGGTACCAGTATAGGTGCTCCTGTAGCTATTCATGACGCTGACAGTGATATCGTTAGCACTACCACTAGAGGTAAAGACTATAAAGATAGATTACCAAACGGTAACTATTTAGATAACACTGCAAGTCACTTTGTACTTACAGTTGGTGACAATCCATCAACAGCTTTGATTTCTATGAAATCTACTCAACTTAAAGTTAGTAGAAAATGGAACTCAATGATGATGGGTATTAAAATGCAGGGTAAGAACGGATTATTTACTCCGCCTACATACAGCCACATTTACAAACTAAAGACTGTTCAGATGTCTAACGACAAAGGAACATGGTTTGGTTGGGATGTTGAAAAGGTTGGTCCTGTTGAAGATAAAAATATCTATGACATGGCAAAAACTTTTGCAACAAGTGTAGGTAAAGGTGAGGTAGAAGCTAAGCATGGTGCAGAGGAAAGATCTACTGCAACATCTTTAAATTACTAGAATCCTAGGTAGTGGGCGTCGATGCGAGAGTGGAAACGCCCACTTAATAATTTATGATAGAAAGATTTAAAAAAATATTTGAAGGGTTAGATCGTGCGCATGGTGTCACTATTGTTGGGCAATTTAACGGTAATGGACAGAAAGTAAAAGGTAAATCATTTGTAAAAAGAGAATCAGTTACAGATGAATTATGGCAAAACCATCTAGATGGTGTAGAGAATTTGGGTATCATACCCATCAACGACAACAATGAATGTAAATGGGGTTGTATCGATATAGATTTTTATGCAGAGTTTGATCACAAAAAATTAATTAATCAGATAGGTAATTTAAAACTACCTTTGATGGTATGTAGATCAAAATCTGGTGGTGCACACGTATTCTTATTTACAAAAGAATATGTATCTGCAAGTTTAATGCAGGATAAATTAAATGAGATTAGATCTGTGTTGGGTTATGGTGGATCAGAAGTTTTTCCAAAACAAAGAGAATTAAAATCAAAAGATGATACAGGAAATTTTTTAAATTTACCATACTTTTCTGCAAACAAAACTGTAAGATATGCCTTTGATGGTAATGGTGATTCTGTTAGTCTGGAATATTTTTATGAATTATATGATACTGTAAAAATTACAGCTGAAGAATTAGAAAACTTAGAAATAGTTAGACCACAAACTCCATACTCTGATGGACCACCATGTATTGAACTGATGGCACAAAATAAAATTGGTGAAGGTGGACGAAACAATGCTCTGTTTCATTATGGTGTATATGCAAAACAAAAATGGCCAGACAATTGGAAATCAAAAGTAATTGTATTTAATGAAACTTCAATGCAAAATCCGTTATCGGATACAGAAGTAGATATAGTTATAAAACAACATGATAAAAAAGATTGGGGTTATAAGTGTAACGATCAACCAATGTGTAGTCTATGTGATAAAAAATTATGTAAGTCTAGAAAGTTTGGTATAGGTCAAGAGATTGTATTTCCAAATCTAACAGATCTTCAAGTAGTTAATTTAGAAGAGCCATACTATTACATGAACGTAGATGGAGATAGGTTATATCTAGATTCAGCAAAACATTTAACAAACCAAACTATGTTTCAAGAAGAATGTGTGAAGCAATTGCGATTAAATCCACCAACTTTAAAAACAAATGATTGGAAGAAACTTACAAACATGTTGTTAAAGAACTCAGAAATCACAGAGCCTGCAGAAGGAACAGGCACCAAAGATATATTGAAAAATTATTTGGAAGATTATTGTGTAAACAAAATACAGAAAGATGACTTTGAAGATTTAAAAAACGGTGGAACATGTACAAGAGAAGGTTATCACCATTTTGTATTTGATAACTTTTTTCATAATTACTTATCTAGAAAACATTGGAAAGTTCCGTATCAAAGAACATCACAGATGTTAAAAGATAACTTAGATTGTTCTACAAAACGTGTGGGTAAACACAAACTATCGGTGTTTGTTGTAGCAAGATTTGATAAAAAAGAAGAAACATATAAACCAAAGACATTCAAAAAGGATAATTACTAATGAGAACTATAATATATGGACCACCAGGTACCGGTAAGACATACACATTATTAGAACACATAGAAAAATTTTTAAATAATACAGATCCTGATAAAATAGGTTACTTTACATTTAGTAAAAATGCAGCTGAAGAAGGTAAAAAACGAGCCGCAGAAAAATTTAATCTAGATTTTAAAGATCTACCTTATTTTCAAACTCTACATTCTTTTTGTTTCAATCAACTTGGTTTGAGTAAAAATCAAGTTATGAAAGAAAAACATTACAAAGATCTAGGTGAGAAAGTTGGTGTTGAATTAGAAGGAGTAAGACAAGATGATGATTATGAAGGTGTGTTTCACTCTAAAAATCCATACATACAATTAATAGGCGTAGCAAGATCAAAAGAAATTGATCCAATAAAATATTATCATCAAACAAATAATTTTAAAATATCACTTGATAAACTTGAAATAATTACAAATGAATTAAAAAATTATAAAGAGCAACATGGTCTTATAGATTTTTCTGATATGATAGAAAAATTTTTAGAGAAAGGTACACCACCAAAACTACGTGTGATGTTTGTTGATGAAGCTCAAGATCTAAGTTTGATACAATGGAAGTTGGTTCGCAAGATAGAAGAATCATCGAACGATTCTTTTATAGCGGGTGATGACGACCAGGGTATCTATAAATGGAATGGTGCACACGTAAATACATTTATAAATTTAGAAGGTACAAGAAAAATTTTAGAACAATCACAAAGGGTTCCAAAGAAACCTTTCATGTTAGCTGATAGAATAATCAGCAAAGTAAAAAACAGAGTTACTAAAAAATATTTACCAAAAGAATTTGAGGGAGATGTACAACACAAACAAGATCTATCTTCCATAGATTTTAGTGAGGGTAAATGGTTGGTTCTTGCTACAGCAAATTATTTATTAGGAGACATAGGAGAAATTTTAGATGAAAAAAATTTGTACTGGCAAAGAAGAAACATAACACCAAGAGTGAAACATATCTACGAAGTAATAGAAAAATGGAATCAACTACGTACAGGTGTACCTATGCATTTCAATGATATTAAAAAGATAAAAGCAAGAATGAATAAAAACTGGGATAAAAAATTATCTAAGGATATGCCCAAAGATCAATTCTATGACATAGATACTTTGAAAGAAAAGTTTGGATTACAAACCGAAGGTGAATGGTATGAAGCTTTAGATGAATTAGGTGATGAAGATATAAATAAAATATTAAAACTTATAAAGTCTGGAGAAGATCTAACAAGGAATCCTAGAATTAAAATATCTACAATACATGGCGTTAAAGGTAATGAAAGAGAAAACGTAGTTGTAACCACAGATTTATCTGCATCACATTTTTATCAATATAAAAACATAGATCCAGATGAAATGCACAGATTGTTTTATGTTGCATGCACAAGAACAGAGAACAATCTTTTTATTATTGAACCACAAACAAGGAAATACTATGACATCTAAAGATATATTTGATGGAGCCTTTCCACAAGATAAACAGATTGGCGGGAATCACTACAAGAAATTTTACATTCAACCCTATGAATTCATTTCTAAAAACGACTTGAGTTTTTTTCAGGGCAACGTTATAAAGTACGTCTGTCGTTATAAGAATAAAAACGGTATACAAGATTTAGAGAAGATAATTCATTACTGTGAATTAGAAATTAAGAAGTTAAAAGATACTAAAAATAAATGAATTATTACACAGAATTTATGGGATTATGTATAATAACAATATATGTATTTGATTTGATATGAAACCTATTTATAAACCACAAACGGAATGGCTTCCGCCTGAATCATTTCCTGACTTATCAAAGTATGATGAGATAGCGATTGACTTAGAGACTAAGGACCCAGAATTAAAAAAGTTAGGTTCTGGTTCTGTTACAGGTAAAGGACACATTGTAGGTATAGCTGTAGCAGTTGAAGATTGGTCTGGATATTATCCTATCAGACACGAAGGTGGTGGTAATATGGAGATTAGAAAGGTTCTAAACTGGTTTGAAGATGTACTAAAAACACCTGCAATTAAGATATTTCACAATGCAATGTACGATGTATGTTTTATACGTTCAGAAAACCTAAAAATAGAGGGTAGAATAGTAGATACCATGATTGCTGGCTCTCTCGTGGACGAGAATCGCTTTCGATACGATTTAGGTAGTCTGGGTCGTGATTACGTCGGAATTGGCAAAAATGAGGCTGTATTGAACGAAACTGCAGCTACTTGGGGCATAGATCCTAAGTCCGAGATGTATAAACTACCTGCAATGTATGTGGGCGAGTATGCAGAGCAAGATGCTGTATTAACCTTAAAATTATGGCAGGAAATGAAAAAAGAAATCCTGTCTCAAGACATAGAAGATATATTTAATTTAGAGACTGAACTATTTCCTTGCCTCGTTGATATGAGATTTTTAGGAGTAAGAGTAGATATTGAAGCAGCTCATAAATTAAAACAAGAATTAGTATTAGAAGAAAAGAAATGCCTAGAAAAAGTGTACCAAGAAACAGGAGTAGACGTTCAGATATGGGCTGCAAAATCAATTGAAAAGGTTTTCCAAAACTTAAAACTACCTTACGAAAAAACTTTAAAAACACAAGCACCTTCTTTTACAAAAAATTTTTTATCTAATCACTCAAACGAATTAGTTAAACAAATCGCACGTGCTAGAGAAATAAATAAAGCACATACAACTTTCATTGATACCATATTGAAACATGAACACAATGGTAGAATCCATGCAGACATAAATCAAATTAGATCCGATCAAGGTGGTACAGTAACTGGCAGGTTTAGTTATTCTAATCCAAACTTACAGCAAATACCTGCACGAAACAAAGACCTTGGACCACGGATCAGAAGTTTATTTATACCTGAAGAAGGTTGTAAGTGGGGATGTTTTGATTACTCACAACAAGAA